ATATTATTATTAAATATTACCAAGGGTGTAAGAGGGCAACTATTTTGGAAATTACTTGAAAATGATCCTTGACCTCCAGCAGTAATACTAAGAAATAAACTACGTGAATCACATGTTTCTAACACAGGAACTTTAAAACAAAAACTCCAAGTACAAGAACACCCTGAACCACAAAAATCACCTCCATCATTATATGCTACACCATCCATATTTAAATCAAAGTACCACCCATATCCTAAACCTACTAAATTGGGGAATCCACCTGTATTTTGCCATAATAGTGTTGGTGTTTTCCATAACCATTGTCCTCCGCCTGTTGGGTTTGAAACAGTACCCCAAGGACAATTTTCAGGGGGGAGTGAACCATTAAATATGGCAACAGGTATTGGAGCCCCCCATCCACTCCCTAAAGAAATACTAAAGCCTTCTATATAGTTACTATATAAACTATTCCACCCTTCCATGGTATAACAAATAAATACTTCTTGACCTGCTAAATATTGATTATTTACCGGGGGAGGGAATACCCCAAAACTTTCAACACCATCACAGGGGATGTTAGGGGGTTGGGATAAGCAATGATATGATATCAATACAAATAAAACAACCTTTATTAATTTCATAACCTTTATTATTTGTGTTTAATGTACGAAAATAATTTTATAACTCCAAGGAAGAATAAAAAAAGCTCCAAAAAATTGGAGCTTTCTTTTTTATATTTAAAAAATAATTAGTAATTTAAAACACAATAATCAGGTTGAACTGTTACTGTTATATTAACAGGTGTTCCATCATCATCCCAACTATAGTCTCCCCAATTAGCTTCAGTAATCATAGCTCCTTTAACCACCCATTCAGAAACAAAATCACCTACAGGACCAACAACATTAAATGTAAGATCCTTTTTATAGAAGTCAGAATAACCATCTCTACCTGTTACAGATTCGTGTCCTAATCTTACCCATTCTATTATTGATTGAGCTCCAGAAGGAGTAATTGCATCATATAAAGTAAAAGTTATAGTATTCCAAATTGTTTTTCCTTTTACATAACGCTGGATGTTAATATGGTTTAAAGCAACAGCTGTTTGTGTCAAGGATATTGCACTTACTCCTTTTACTAAATAAGCAGGTATACCGGGTGAAGCACTCAAATAAAAACGATTAGTTTGTTTCGGTTCGTAAGGAGTGAAAAATACTTGGCTATTATCTAAAATTGGCATTTGATGTTATTTTATTGTTTTATTATAAATATTAAATATTTGTTTTTTTTTAACTTGGGAATTCAGCTCCTGTAGGTTGTAAGATAAAATCTAAGGATATAAATTCTGAAGTTCTTGTAGGTTGAATATAAATCTGTCCTACTAATTGGTTTTGATCAATAACAGCAGGGCCGTTATTAGTTTCATCCATTATTATTTTATAAGCAAATAATCCTTGCTTTAATTGAATTGACTCTAAATAAGGATTTACTCTAGATTTAAATGAAACTCTAGTTTGTTGAGTATTTTGCTCAAAAACAATAGTATCTGCAATTTGTCTAATAAAATTTTTCAATTCAATCATTAAACGTCTTACATTTACTCTATCTAAAGCTGAATTTTCTTTTTGAAGTGTTTTTTGTCCAAATACTACAACTCCTTGATTTGGGAAAGTTGCAATAGGATTTATATTATTATTATATAAATCATCTCTATTTCCTTGAGTTAATTTTATTTTTGCTTGTAATACTGTACTTAATCCTCCACGATTAATACCGGCAGGAGCAAACCATGGTGCAGCTACTTTATCATTAAAGGCATAAACTCCAGGAATCATAGTTGAAGCTGGGACCCATACATGTTTCCCTGTTCCAGGGTCTACAATTCTAACCCATGGCCAATAAGAAGCAACATATGAAGTGTTTCTAGACTGGGCTTGTGTTATTGCGTTTGCTTGGGTTCCACTATAATCTTCTAAATCTAATACAAATAAACTATCTCCTCTATTTATTGTATTGGTTATAATACTAGTACATTGAGCAGCATGAAGATCATTAGTTAATCCAGGTGTAAATAATAAGTTATAAGAATAAGCTTCACGATTCCCTAATAAAGAAATCATATTGTCATAATCAGTTCCTACAAGACCTTGAGTTTCAATTCCTATATGTTGGTATAAATTAATTGAAGAACTAACATTTCCTAAAGCTCCAGTAAAGGATCCTGTATGAAGACCAGTTCCATTACCTGGAAGAGATCCTGTAAATACACCACCATCTTTAGGAAGACCATTAGCGTCTAAATAATTAAAAATTGGAGTATGAACTTCTTTAATACGTACATAACGAGAAGAATTAACATAATTCCCAGTTATTTCCATCTGGTTAGTTGTACTTTCATAAGATAGTTTTTGGTCTCCAATTACTTTACTGATATAATTAGGTTGGTTAGGATCTAAACTTAAATTATTAAATTGTTCTAATATTATTTTATTATTACCAACATCATTACCTTGTCTAATTAATAAACTAAACGTTCCTAATGTTGTATTAGAATTAGTAACTTCCCATCTAACGTTATCTCTACTTCCAGATAAAAGAAGTTCATTAGTTTGGGCTAGACCTCCTCTATTATTAATTGGAGTACCCTCTGAAATGGTTTCTAAAGTAAATGAACCTGAACCATCACTACCAGAAATACTAGCTGTAGCAGAAGTATAAGATCCTGATGTTACTCTAGCTACTATTAAAGATTCACCACCATAATTAAAATAATTAAAAGCAGCAATTGAAGTAAGATAAGTATGAGTAGAACCTCCACTAACAAAAGTATCACCAAATTTACTTGTAAAATCAGAATATGATGTTACTAATGTAGGTTGTTCAACAGGACCCTTTACTGTAGGACCTATAATGGCAGCGCCAGCTTGGATAGGTTGGCCTGTTAAAAATGTTTGGTCTATTTCATTAATTGCTACTCCAGGAGAAGTTGTAAATTTTGCCATTTTTATTTTTTATTATAAATATTAATATTTTCGTCAAAATATATTATGTAGTAGGGAAAGTTGCTCCTGTTGGTAATATATTAAATGTTAACGATATAAATTCAGCTGTTCTTGTAGGTTGAATATAAATTTGTCCTACTAATTGGTTATTATCTATAACACTAGGGGGGTTATTAGTTTCATCCATAATTACTTGAAAAGCAGTTAATCCTCCTTCTTCTTGTACTAAATTTAAGTAAGGGTTTATTATAGATAATATAGATTCTCTAGTAGATGGTGTATTTTGTTCAAATACAAAATTATCTGCTGTTCGAGAAATAAAGTTTTTTAAATTAATAAGTAAACGTCTAACATTTACTCGAGTTAAAGATGTATTTCTTTTTTGAAGTGTTTTTTGTCCAAATAATACAAAATTACTGGTTCCATTAGAATTATTTATGGTAGATATAGGATTTACTCTATTAGTATATAAAATATCTCTTACTCCTTGAGTTAAATATTTTTCAGCATCTACAGCATTTGTAATACCTCTAGTTGTTCCTGCAGGGGCAAGCCAAGGGAAACCAACAGAATCATTAAGAGCATAAGTTCCTAATGCTAAAGTAGAGGAAGGAACCCAAACATTTTGTAGAGTATTAGGGTATCTATCTAAGGTTTGAACCCAAGGCCAATAAGATGCAGCATATGAAGTATCTTTATCATTAGCATTACTTACTACGTCATTTAAATCTTCTCCATATTTAGCTAAGTCTATTATAGCCATACAATCTTCTCGTGATTCTACTGTATTAATTAATTGGTTAACTACTGTGTTACTATTAGGGAAAGAAGTTTTATCTGCTATTAATCCTGGGGCTACTATTAAACTGTACTTATAAGCATCCTTATTAGCTAATAAACTAATAGATTCTGTATATTCATGAGGGTGTAATCCTTGAATATTTGTATCAGTTATGTCATGATAATATTTTCCTTCAGATCCTGGAATGTTGGTTCCTTTAGCATCTCCAAAAGATCCAGATGAAGCTATAGGGATTGAACCTGTAAATTCATTTTTTGGAATACCATTACTATCTAAATAATC